TATGTTGATGGTACTAACGTAGTAGATGCAGTTACTGCTTTATCATCTTTAAAAGCAGATGGTGGAGTAACAGTAGATAATATAACTATTGATGGCACAGAGATTGATTTAAGTTCAGGTGATTTAACACTAGATGTAGCAGGAGATATTGTCTTAGATGCTGCTGGTGATGAAGTTATTTTTAAAGATGGAAGTACAAATGTCGGTCATGTAAGCATGGATAGCGACAACCTAACCATAAAATCTTTGGTTAGCGACAAGGATGTCATCTTCCAAGGAAACGATAATGGTAGTGGTATCACAGCTTTAACACTTGATATGTCAGAGGCAGGAGCTGCTAGTTTTAATAGCACAGTCACAGCAAACGCTGGTGTGATAGTAGATAATATCACTATTGATGGCACAGAGATTGACCTAAGTTCAGGTGATTTAACTATTGATGTTGCAGGAGATATTATTTTAGATACTGATGATGCAGATGTTATTTTTAAAGATGCTGGTACATCTTTTGGAAAGATAACTAATTCATCAAGTGATTTAGTAATTAGTTCACAAGTATCTGATAAAGACATAAAATTTATGGGGATTGACGACAGTTCGATTATTACCGCACTAACGTTAGATATGTCAGCAGCAGGTGCTGCAACTTTTAATAATGATGTTACGGCATTTTCTGATGAACGTTTGAAGAGTGATATTGAGACAATTACAAACGCCTTAGATAAAGTAGGTCAAATGCGTGGAGTAACTTTTGAAAGAGACGGAAGAAAAGGTACAGGTGTTATAGCTCAAGAAGTTCAAAAAGTTATGCCAGAGGTTGTCCATGATGAGGGTGAATATATGTCTGTGGCATATGGTAACTTAGTGGGCGTGCTTATAGAGGCTATCAAAGAACTAGAAGAAAAAGTGAGGAAGCTAGAAAATGGCGATAAAGGATAGTGGTTCACCATTAGCAATATCAGAAATTGCAGCAGAGTTTGGTGGAAGTACACCTCATTCTTTATCTGAGTATTATGCTGGTGGTGGTAATGTACCATCAGGTGCAACAGGTGAATCAGGTTCTATACCAACGAGTGGCACTATTTCTATGTCACAATTTTATGGTAGTACAGCTCGTATAGCTATCGCTTTACAAATATCAGGCACAACACAAAACTACAATATTTATTCCAACAGAGGTGGTACCTATCAATCTGGTATTTCTGACGTAACACTAACCGTGCAAGCCATTGTTGGTTCAGCAGGCACTGGACAATATGCGATTGATACAGGTAATCAATGGGCATCTGGTGATACTGTTAAAATTATTAATAACAGTCAGATTACTGGAGCTGGTGGTGAAGGTGGTGATGGGGGTGATGCTGATGCTGCACATGCTGGACAAGCTGGTGCAAGTGCTGGTTCTGCAATTAATTTAGGCATTGACACAACTATCCAAAACAACGGAGGTAATATCCGTGGTGGCGGAGGTGGCGGTGGTGGCGGTGGCGGTGGTCGTGGCATTTTCAACATTTCTAAAAACCAATCACAGACTATTGCTAGTGCTGGTGGCGGTGGCGGTGGTGGAGCTGGTCAAACTGGCGGTTCTGGCGGAGCTGTTGGTATGAACACAACACAGACTACTAATTTAGCTGCAGGTCAAGCTGGTAGTGTATCAGGTGCTGGTGCTGGTGGAGCTGGTGCAACTCCATCACAAACTCAACGAGGAGAAGGTGGTGACGGTGGTGCAGGTGGTGGCTTTGGCACAGCAGGTCAAGCTGGACAAGCTCATACACAAGGTGCTAACGGTGGAGAATCAGGAGCTGGTGGAGCTGGTGGAGCAGCAGGAAAAGCTATTAATTTAAATGGTAATTCGGTAACATACGAAGATGGAAGTGGAAACGTTCAAGGAGCAGTATCATAATGAGTAACCCAGTTTTATATAGAGCATGGATTCAAAACAAAAAAGTAGTACATCGCACTTATTGGGCAGGAACTGATGACGATGAAGTTAAAAAAATTAAAGCTGAAATAGCAAAAAAATTTCCTGATGAAACATGGCCACATGAACCAAATGTGTGGGGTGTAAAAATGGGGGCAAATAAGTATAGTCTACATGGTTGTAGTTGCTCTCCTAATTATAAAGACAGTAGTAAAATACAAAACAGTATTTTGTTAGACCATGACTTTATAAAATATTTTTATGACTTAGATACAACAACAAAAACAATGGAAGTAGTTTATAAAAAAGGAGCTGTTATGCCTGTAGTAACAGTTCCTAGTAATTTAACAGTAGAATATGTAACTGATATGTGTAACGCTTCTTTTGAAATGCAAGCCACACAAGCTATATATGTGACTGGAACCAATGATAATGTTTGGGCTTGGGCTGAATCACTCAAATCAGATGTTGTAATGCCAATTTCAAAAAATAAAAAACTAGCACATGATGATGACATGTATAAATTTCAATTTAATAATGCAAAAGAGCTAGTTGAGGTTACTTTAGTTGCACATTTAGAACGATACATGGTTTATGGAGAGGGCACTAATTTGTATGAGGAATATACAGCTGATTACGCAGATGAACTTACTAACTTAGCTGATACCGAAATTGTAGTTCCAAAATTAGATAATCACGGTAATCGTATTGCACAAACACAAAGCAAAGAAAACATAAAGGAGTATGTAAAAGTACCAAAATCTGACGGAAGTGGTGGATATGATACAGTCCTTCTTAAAGATTTGTAATATTGGTTTTGGCCCAAGTCACGTTGTAGCAAACAATGGTGTCAGAGCAATATCTAGGTGGGGCTTTTGGACTAAGCCATTAACAGTATTGATATCAAGAATACATCCTATAGACCACGATAAACAATTTGCAAACACTAAATCAAATGCAAGAGTTATCTACCACAGCCATGAAACTAATTTTGTGTCATTTATATTCAAAGGTAATTACACAGAAGAAATAAATGATAATGGTAAAATAATTGTTAAAAAAAGAAAGTGGTTTAATTATGTTAAGAAAAGTACATTTCATAGAATTAAATGTGATGAATATGTATGGTCAATACAAGCTGGATTTTTTAGAGATGACAAAGTTATGGTGAAGATTAATAATAGAATATACCCACATAAAAGACTATTTACCATGGGTGGTAGAGATGATGGTACGTTAGGATGACTGTTATAGTAAAAGAAATAAAACAAGATTGGGACATAAAAATAAATAACCAGAGAAAAGAAGCTCCTTATTTAGTTATTGATAATTGGTACACTCAAGAAGAAGCAAATGCTATATGGCATGAGCTTGATATGTATGCAACACAACCAATCGTACAAAAAGCTGATGATGAAGATAGTCCTGTTGCAAAGACTATTGATGGTAAAGCAAAATCTAATGCTTTTAGATTTCATGTATGGGACTATTACACACAAAAAGGTAGAATTATTTCACCAATATTAAGAGCTATGTACAAGCAGACAAGTAAAGATTTTCACGATATTGTTTTAGATGCTATGCCATTACACCATAATAATTTTATAAATACTAATACAGATGCGACTTTTATTAGTTATTATGATAAGTCTAAATATTATAAACCTCATTGTGATAGTGTACAATTTACTTGCCTTATTTGGATGTATAAAGAACCAAAACAGTTTTTTGGTGGTAATTTAAAATTAAGTGCAGCAAAAGCTACCATAGAGTGTGTAAACAATAGAATGGTGTTTTTTCCAAGTTATTTAGAGCACGAAGTAACAGAGGTCAAATCTAAAGATGATATAAAATTTGGGCATGGTAGATACTGTATTACACATTTCTATAACTGGAACTCTTAAATAATTCTAGACATTTTTAGTTATTTTAGATATTATAAAAATTCACTTAAACGAAAACTTAAACTTATAAAAATGACTAACGAAAGAATAATTAGTAAAGTAAAAGCGTGGCTAAAATCAAGCACTGACCATTCTGAAGTGAAAAATCTACTAGCTTACATAAAGATACTAGAAGAAGCTAGGGACATAGATAACACTTCATCATAAAAGGTGCATTTATTACGCTGTTGATATAAAATAAGATATTATTAATATCGGAGTGTGTTATGATTGGATTACTAGTCAATGGGTTGTCAAAGGCGGTTGGAGGCTACTTTGAACACTCAGCGAAAAAAGCGAAGGCTAAGTCTGACTTAAAAATCGCAGAGATAGAAGCTAAGACTGCTGTTAAAAAGAAGATAGCAGAGGGTAAAGTTGAGTGGGAAAACACTATGGCTGATGCCACTAAAGATAGCTGGAAAGACGAAGCCTGGACTCTTTGCTTTATCGTACTTATCATTGTGAGTTTTATACCATCATTACAACCTTACGTAGCACAAGGTATTCAGTTTTTGTCTACATTCCCAGAATGGTTGCAATGGTCCATTCTTGCGAGTATCGGAGCGTCCTTCGGCCTTAAATCAATAGGGAAGTTTACAAAATAATGTTTAAACTATCACAGAAATCATTAGGTAAATTAGAAGGAGTGCATTCTGATATGCAAGAATTAGTCAAGCAAGCTATTCAAATCAGTAATATTGACTTTGGTATTAGTGAAGGATTACGCACCCAAGAAAGACAAAAGTTATTATTTGAACAAGGCAAGAGTCAGACTATGAACTCTAAGCATTTAAAAGGTTTAGCTATAGATGTATATGCTTGGAAAGACGGAGCAGTGTCTTGGGACTTTTTAGATTATGAAGTTATTAATATTGCTTTTACTGAAGCATCGGTACGTTTGAATATTCCGTATGTTTGGGGTGGGTCTTGGAAAACATTTAAAGATGGACCTCATTTTGAATTAGTGAGATAGACATGGCATTAAAGAAACTTGTATTTCAACCAGGGATTAACAGAGATAGAAGTAGTTACTCTTCCGAAGGAAGTTGGTACAACTGTGATAAAATAAGATTTAGACAAGGTTATCCTGAAAAAATAGGTGGTTGGAAACCAATTAACCTTACAGCATACACTGGTACAGCTAGTAGTATGATACAGTATGGGACTTCAGATGGTAACCAGATAATTAGTGTGGCTACTAACGAGAAGAATTATATTATTAAGGGAACCGCCCTTACTGATGTGACTCCTCTAAGAGATACTTATACCACATCCACGACTCCATCAACAGACAACTGTTTTGCAACTACAGATGAGTCAACAACGGTTGTGGTGACGATTACAGGTCATGGTGCTTCAGAGGGTGACTATGTAACCTTTAGTGGCTCTGCTGCTGTTGGTGGTGTATCTGCCGCTAACTTAAATACAGAGTTTAAAATAGCCAATGTTACAAGTAACACCTTTGAGATTACGGTTGCAGCTGCAGCTACATCTACAGTTTCTTCAGGTGGTGGCACAGGCATATCAGCAGCTTTTCAATTTCCTGTAGGTAATGCTATTGTTGAATATGGTTATGGTTGGGGTGCAGGTGCATGGAATAGAAATACTTGGGGTTCTGCAAGTGATACTCCTGTAGATTTACCACCAAGAATAACGTTTCAAGACAAAATTAATAATGATGTAATTTACAATATTGAAGATAGTGATATATTTTTCTTTGAGTATGATGCTAACATCACTAATCGAGTTGTAAAACTTAATACTGTAATTGGTTCAAGAGCAGTACCAGAACAAGTAGGTAAAGTTATGTTTGCTTCAAGTGGACATTTACTTTGTTTACGTGCTACTTCATATGGCCGTAGTACTGCAGCAGGACAGTCTATATCTAGTATCACTAGGTCTGGCACAACTGCAACAGTAACTACAGGTTCAGGACATGGGTTATCAATTAGAGATTGGGTTGAGTTTGATGGTCAAGCACCACAAGCATATCAAGGTGAGTTTCAAGTGGTTACTGTGCCCTCTAGTACAACTTTTACTATCACACTACCTTATGACCCAGGAGGAAGTGCAAGTCCAGTAGGAACTTATGTAAAAGTAACTTACTCTGGGACTTTTGACCCAATGCTTATTAGGTGGGCTAACGTAGACCCTGACATAGGACCTCAACCTGAAGAGTGGAAACCACAGATTACTAATACTGCTGGGTTTATACGAGTAAAACAAGGCTCACAAATTGTTACTGGATTTAGAACTAGACAAGAGGTTCTTATCTTTACTGATATTGCATTGTCAACATTACAATTTTTAGGTACGGAAGAGGTGTTTGCTATACAAGAGATTAGTGACAGTATAAATATTATTGCTCCTAAAGTAGTAGCAGAAGCTAACAATGTTGTGTACTGGATGGGAGTAGATAAATTCTTTATGTATGATGGTAGAGTTAATACCCTGCCATGTACTGTAAAACAATATGTATTTGAAGATATGAACAAAGAAAGTGGGTTCTTAAATTTTGCAGGTATTAATAGTGAGTTTAATGAAGTCATTTGGTTCTATTGTTCAGGTGGTTCTAATAGTATAGATAGGTATGTAATTTACAACTATGAAGAAAATATTTGGTATTTTGGTAATTTAACTAGAACAGCATGGGCAAATGCTGGGACTATTAAGTTTCCATTAGCTACTTTCAATGGTTACGTTTATAGACATGAAGATGGTAAAGATAATGTAACTATACCAGGTGCAACTCCAACTGCTATATCATCATTTATTGAATCTGGAGATATGGGCATTGATGATGGCGACCAATTTATATTGACTAAGAGAGTCATACCTGATGTAAACTTTACTAATTCTGATACCTCAACCGCACAAGGAGTTGCTTTGACACCAGAAGTACAAGTAACAGTAGGAGTTAGAAACTTTCCTGGTGCTGCTACTAGCACAACTGATGTTGTTAGTAATACCTTATCTAGAGATGTTATAACTACGGCTACTGTTGATGAGTATACCAACCAAGTTTATGTAAGAGCACGAGGTAGACAGATGAATTTTAAAATAGCTAGTGAAGATATTGGAGTGCAGTGGCAACTTGGTACAACTAGAGTAGATTTTAGACCAGACGGCAGGAGAGGATAATGTCAAATATACCATCAACTAAAGGACCTAATTTAAGTAACCCACCAAAAGAATATGAAGAAGGACAACAGTTGCAGTTTGTAAACCAGCTACGTCTATATTTTAACCAAGTGGATGGTAACAACAATGAAGTAAAAGCTAGAGTAGATGCACTAGCTACACTAAACTGGATAGGAGATAATTAGTGGCATTTCAAAGGATTACACCAGCAAGACTGGCACAGGCGGAAAGCACTACAGCTTTTTTAGCTATCTATACTTGCCCGTCTAACACTCGTACTTACATCAAAGATATCACAGTATGTAACACTACAAGTGGAGCAGTAACTTTCTTTCTTAGTTTAGTACCTGACCAAGGCACAGCAGGAACAGCAAACGCATTATTTAATGCACATAGCATAGCTGCAAATACTACTTATCAATGGAAAGGCACACAGATTTTAAATGCAGCAGAAACTATACAGTTTAAAGGTGGTGGAACAGGACTAACAATTAACATATCAGGGGCAGAAGCCGTTGATTAAGGTTATAAAAAGGTTATAATAGCGTTATGAGTTTAGGAAATCTATTTTCAAGTTTAGCTCCAGTAGCTGCAGGATTTATGACAGGCGGTTCTAGTCTTGCTTTTGCTCCCTTATTAGCAGGTGCTGCTACGGGTGCAGGTATAGCTGCGTTGAGAGATGAAGACCCGTTAATGGGTGCTTTTACAGGTGGTCTTGGAGGATATGGTGGTGGTGAACTTGGTAAAGCTGCAGCAGGGGTAGGAGCAGGAGCAGGAGCAGGTAGTGCTATACCAGCTAGAACCACAACACTTCCTTCTGGTATGGTTGACCAAGGATTAGGGGGGATAACAAAAGCTGGACAGACTACTGTAAATATGCCAGCCATAGGCACAGCTCCTCCAACATACTCAGCAACCACAGCAGCTAAAAATTTATTCACTAATCCAGGTGGTGTTATAAGTAATTTAGGTGGTGGAGATATTAGTAAAGGTGCTCTAAAAGCAGGAGCCATTGGCTTACCTGCAGTAGCAGGAGCGATGGTGCCAGATATGACTACAGCTGAAGTTAATGAGGCAAAATTTGACCCTACTAGACGATTAAATTTAAATAGACCCACAGGACTACGATTACTACAAGAAGGTGGTTACTTAGAAACAGGCGTGGGTGATGGAGTATCTGATGAAATACGAGCTAGTATTGATGGTCAGCAACCAGTATTATTATCAGAAAACGAATTTGTAATACCTGCAGACGTAGTTAGTGGTTTAGGTAATGGTTCTTCTGATGCAGGTGCAGAAAAGCTTTTTGACATGATGGATAGAGTTAGAAAAGCTAGAACAGGTACTAAAGAGATGGGCAAAGAGATAACAGCAGAGAGGTTAATGCCAGCTTGAAGAAAGCAACGATTGTTCCAAAAGAACACATCGCAGACGTTTGGCCAGATATTGAGCAGTATGTAGAGAACTGTGCCAAATACACATACGGTAGGTTTACCGCACAAGATATACTGAGAGATGTGTTATTAAAAGACCAACAGTTATGGGTTTCTTTTGATACCGATACTAAAAAGATTGTGGGTTTTTTAGTAACAGAGATAGTAGAGTACCCTCAAGTAAAAATGTTAGTTATGCATTTTACAGGAGGACAAGATTTTAAAAGCTGGGTGCCTGATGGCTTACCAAAAATACAGAAGTTTGCAAGAGATAACGGATGTATTAAAATAGAGTCACATGGCAGGCCAGGTTGGGAAAAAATGTGGAAAGAATATGGATACAAGAAGCGATTCGTATTCTATGAATTACCAGTGGAGTGATGGATGTTTTTAAAATTATTACCAAACAAATTAAAAGTATGGTTAATTAAACACTTATATAAAGACCTTGCAGGACAAGGTCGTATGGGTGATACACGTCTAGCTCACATCAATGACTACGAAGCAGACTTACTTAAATCAGTAGGTGGTTCAGGTACAATTAATCCTGCTACAGGACTAGTTGAGTATGGTGGAGGTAGTGGTGGTGGAACCACTAGGTCAACCACAACTAACTTACCTGAATATGCAAGACCTTTTTATGAAGAACTACTTAAACAATCAGGTAGAGAGACTTATACTACAGATGCACAAGGTAATGTTACAGGTGTACAGGACATACCGCAGTTCCAAGGCACTAGAGTTGTAGGGTTTACCCCAGAACAAAGAGCAGTGCAACAAGGAGTTATGAGTTTACAGACCCCTGAGCAATTTGGTACAGCTACGCAAACATTAGGTGATGCTGGCACGATAGCGACAGCAGCAGGAGCACAAGGTATAACAGGAGCGTTGGGTTTTAACCCTGGTGCAGTGGAAAGTTTATCTATGCAAACTCCTGGTATGTTTGATGCTTCTGCTAGAGACCAATACATGAGCCCATTTAGCGAAGCAGTTACAGATAGAGCAATATTAGAAGCTCAAAGACAAGCAGATATAGCTAGGAGTAGAGCAGCTATGGGTTCTATTGGTAGAGGCACATTTGGTGGCGGTCGTGAAGCATTATTGACTGGAGAAGCTGATGCTAGAACTAGAGCATTAATAGCAGATTTAAGAGCACAAGGACAGCAAGCTGCATTTGAAAATGCTCAACAACAGTTTGAAAGAGATAGAGCCGCTGGTATGCGAGCTGATGAACAAACTCTTGCAGCTGAAAGAGAAAGAAGACAAATGGAGCAAGCAGGTGGTCAGTTTGGTGCTAGATTACAAGCAGATTTAGGTCTTGGTGGATTGGGTGCTGGAATACAAGCAGGTCAAGCTCAAAGTGGATTAGGTAGAGATTCACAAATTGCTAATTTAGAAAGACTCAAAGCTCAAGCAACAACTGCTGCTCAACAACAAGCACTAGACCAAGAGATTGCAAACGTAGAGTTTCAAAAATTTAAAGAAAACCAAGATGCACAAAGAAAACTATTGGAGTTTCAATCGAACATACTTCGTGGTACTGCAGGTGCATTAGGTTCAACACAAGTGCAATATGCACCAGCACCTAGTTTAGCTAGTCAAATTGGTGGACTTGGTATTGCAGGATTAGGGTTATATAACCAACTATCATAATTATGAATATTATACAGATACAAGATAGACTCAAAGGATTACCAACAGAAGCATTAGTTAATTATGTAGAAGAACCTATGGGTGAAGTTCCTATCTATCTTGCGTTAGGTGAGCTACAAAGACGTAAAGAAGTACGTGAAAGATTTATGGCAGACCAAATGCCCCCACCATCGGTTGCAGAGCAACTTGTAGCAGAAAACAAACCACAACCTATGGGTATTGCAGGAATGGCTCCACAACGTATGATGCCTGCAGCTCAAGGCGTAGGTGCTCCACAACCAGCACCACAAATAGACCCAAGACAAATGGCAGCTAGTGGCATAGCCGCTAATCCAGTGTCTAACGTAGGTGGCCCAGCTATGATGGCTAAAGGTGGTATCATTGGTGAAGTTACAAATAAAATGGGTAAAAGCAATCCTGTATTTGAAGACGGCTCAATAGGAGCTTTTGCTGGACTTGCTGTTCCTCCTGTTACAAGTGCCGTACTTGGTCTTGGTAGTTTACTAGGTCGTGGAATAGTGGGTGCAGGAAGAGGTATTGGTAATTTAGTAAGTCCTTTGTTTAGACCAGCAGGAACTAGAATAGCTCCAAGTGCTACCACAGGCACAACATTACCAGCAGTTATAACACCAAATGCATTAGCACCAACAGTGCCAACAGCAGCAGGATATCTTAGACAGCCAGGTGCTTTGATTGACCTTGGTGCTTTAGGGGCTTTAGGTTACGGTGTTAGTCAACTTGGTGGCGACCCTGAACCAGAGGACAACAAAGACGAAGTAGGAAAACCTAAAGGAGAACCTAAAAAAGAACCCACTCAAAAAG